TTCCCTCCCCCCTCCCGAGCCCGGGAGTCTGGGAGGGGGGGTGGGGGCACAGGGGGTGGGCCCGCCCCTGATTAGCTGAGGCGTGAGCCATGCAATAATAACATGGGAGATTATGAGATTTTACTTGACACAATATGTAGTATGTTTTAATTGGCACAAAAAAAACAAGGCGCATTTCAGCGCCTTGCCTGTTTAACTTATTGGGATAAGTTATTCTCTAATTATTTAAAGCCTCAACAACTTGAACAATATTATCATTGTCAATACTTTGATACTGTTGTTGAGTAATTGGTATGCGTTGACCAAGTAAATCATTAACGAGGTAATGTTGATGATTGTTATCATTACGCCAATGATAATCTTTATACCATGCGTTATCACAATCAGTTCTCTTAGCCTCAGTTACTCGACCAAAGTGATCTATTGCTTTATCGGCAAATTTCTCAACCCAATCATATTCACATCTTTGCGAACAAAATAAACCAAACAATAAATGCGTTCTTCTTCTTGTTTGATAATGTTTATTTCCTTTCGTGCCACGAATACGATCTTTAGTTCTGTATTCGTGGCACTTTGTTCCCTGACAATATCTCATTAAATCAAAGTTGGTTCGTTGTTTATTTCCCAAGATTTACTTGCTGTTCTGTATTGA